AAGATAGAGGGCGTCAATGCAGGACACCTGATTGAGGTCGGCGCAAGACCAAATACAGGTAAGACATCATTCCATGCCTCTCTTGTGGCTGGTCCTAACGGATTTGCATGGCAGGGTGCAAAGTGCATCGTGTTGTGTAACGAGGAAGGGTATCACCGTGTCGCACATAGATACATCACGGCTGCTACTGGCATGGACAAGTTCCAGATCAGTAAGAACAAGATTACAGCAGCCGACATCTTTGATCGTATACGTGGTAACATCATGTTCAAGGATGCGACAGGTCGTGATATGAATTGGGTGGAGTCTGTATGTAAGTCGTACAAACCTGACATTGTAATCCTAGACATGGGTGATAAGTTTGCTAAGACAGGTGGGTTTGCACGTCCCGACGAAGCACTCAAGGCTAATGCAATACATGCCAGACAGATTGCAAAGATGTACAACTGTGCAGTATTCTACATGTCCCAACTGTCTGCTGAAGCAGAAGGCAAGGTTGTATTGAACCAATCCATGATGGAGGGTAGTCGTACAGGTAAGGCAGCAGAAGCTGATCTGATGATTATGATCTCTAAGAATGCTACTGTTGAAGGACAGGATGAAGAAGACAACCAACGTCACATTAACATTGTGAAAAACAAACTCACAGGGTGGCACGGTATTGTACACACTGAACTTGAATACAAAATAGCGAGGTATACAGCATGATAGAAGCAACACTGATGGATCACATGGGCAGTGACATTACAGTAGTAAATGCTGCCCGTGTGTCATTTGGCAAACGATCAGGCATGGTCTGCGTCGATAATGTTCTAGGTAAATGGGAGCTTGAGAAGAAGGATCAGAAGCTGATCTGGTATCTGGCAGAGCACAAACACATGTCTCCATTCGGACATTGCTTTGCCAGCTTCCATGTCAAGGCTCCCATCTTTGTGGCACGTCAACTTGTGAAACATAAATTCCTACGTTGGAATGAGATTAGCCGTAGGTATGTGGACATAATACCAGACTTCCATGAACCTGCTACATACAGACGTAGGGCAGAAGACAAAAAGCAAGGGTCAGGTGATGCAATGGTCCCATCTAGTTCTACTATGAGGTCTGAAGCCAAGGCCATTCTATGGGCTAAAAGGGCTTATGCAGAGATGTTACAGGATGGTGTCTGCCCAGAGCAAGCACGTATGGTACTGCCACAGAGCATGGTCACGGAGTGGTACTGGTCAGGTAGCTTAGATGCATTTGCTGATATGTGTCTGCTAAGATGTGCTTCTGACACACAACAGGAAACACAAGAGGTAGCCAATCAGATTAGTAGGAGTATGCACAAGCTATTCCCTGTGTCATGGATGGCATTATGTAAAGGGAGAGGATGATGAGTAAAGATGCAGGTATTATTGGTGTTGAAACCGTAGAGGAACATGAGGATGGTGGTGCAACATTTAAGTTTCATATGGATGCACATGCCCGTGGCCTACTCACAGAGGAAGGCTTGAAGCTAGTGATGTACTGTGCAGCAGCCAAGCTCGACATGGGTGTAGTGTATGACTTCATTGAGGATCACATCAGGTACAACAAAGATGAGAGGTTTGACGAGTACGGAAACTATGGTGAGAACAACCCACCAGTATCTTCTGAATGGTCACAGGATAGCCAAGATAAATCGGAGAACCTTGCATGACAGGTAAGTATACATTCGGTATACCTCTAAGAGAGATACGTCCTATGACTAAGGAAGAAAGACAGAGGGCAAAAGAACGAGCCAAACAGAATATGTATGGTGAAAGTAAATGTGTGTCTTGCGGAAATGTATCTACAGGTGATTTCTGTGAGTTTTGTTTGAATGAGGAGTGAAAATATGAATACAGCAACTATGACAGAAGAGATTATATTACACTCAGCAATGAGGCGTACTAATCTAACATTGAAAGAAGCAGTAACTGCAATGGAAATGTATGCTAATGACAAAGAGTTTCACGAACACCTTGACAGGTTGTATGCAAATGAGGTAATACTAGACGAATGAAACACTTAACACTCGACGTAGAAAACACTGTGACCAAACGGGATGGCAAGAAACACCTTGATCCATTCGAACCTGAGAATACATTAGTCATGGTGGGTATGCTAGATGATCTTGGTAACGAAACTATTGTGACATTTGATCACGCAGAGCATCCACCCACCGACAGGGGAGCACAGATAGTACAAGACCTTCTTGACTGTGCTCCTCTACTTATCATGCACAATGCTTCACATGATCTATTGTGGTTATGGGAGTCTGGGTTCACATACAATGGACCTATCTTTGACACCATGCTAGGCGAGTACATACTACAACGTGGCCAGAAAGAACCACTGTCTCTTGAGGCATGTGCAGAACGTTACGAACTTGACACCAAGAAACAAGACACCATGAAGGAGTGGTTGAAGGCTGGTAAACAAGTTCGTGACATGCCATATGAAGAGCTAGAGAGCTACTGCATTGATGATATAAAGGCAACACAACAACTGTACTTGCGTTTGATGACGAAGTACGAGGAGTGTAGTACACTGGCAGGAACAATACGACTAACCAATCAGCTTGCTGTACATCTTGCACGTATCTATCAACGTGGCTTTGCTGTTGATATGTCAGTACTTGAGGAAGTTAGGCAAGAGTTTACACAAGAACGTGACACTCTCATAGCCAGCCTTGATGCACAAATACGTACACTGATGGGTGACACACCTATCAATCTCAATAGCCCAGAGCAATTATCTTGGGTTATTTACAGCCGCAAACCCAAGAGCAAAAAGCATTGGGCAGATCTGTTTGATGACTACATGGACGATCAGGACTACAAGTATCAAGTACGTAACAGCAGTGATGTCTTGTACAAGCAGAAGGCAAAGCAATGCAATACCTGTAAAGGTAATGGGTATATACGAAAAGTAAGGAAAGATGGAACACCGTATGCAAGAACTAATAGATGTAATGATTGTGATGCTACTGGCTTTTTATTTCTGGATACCACCGACAAGGCGGGGCTAAAGTTTACTGCACCCAACAGTAAGTGGGTAAGTGCAAATGGCTTTAGCACTAGCAAGGATAACCTCGTATACCTTGAGGGTGTGGCTCGTAGCAAAGGTAACACAGAGGCAGAACAGTTTCTGTCTAATGTCCGTAGGCTATCTGCCGTGGAAACCTACCTGTCCAGTTTTGTAGAGGGCATTTCAACCCACGTCAAGCAGGATGGTAAACTTCATGTCAGACTGTTGCAACATCGCACAGGTACTGGCAGACTGTCAGGGGCAAACCCTAACATGCAGAACATGCCACGTGGTGGTACGTTCCCTGTTAAACGTGTATTCAAATCACGATGGGATGGTGGTCATATAATGGAAGCTGACTTTGCACAGCTTGAGTTTCGTGTGGCTGCATTCCTATCACAGGACAGGACTGCCATTGACGAAGTGACTACAGGTTTTGACGTACACTCATACACCGCCAAGGTTATCAGTGATGCAGGTCAACACATGTCCAGACAGGAAGCCAAGGCACATACATTCGCCCCCCTATATGGGGCAAGTGGATTCGGTAGGACACAGGCAGAAGCTGAGTACTATCAGCAGTTCACAAAGAAATACAGTGGCATTGCTAAGTGGCACACCTCATTAGCAAGTGAGGCACTGAACACAGGCAAGATCACTACACCGTCTGGTCGTGAGTTTGCATTCCCTGATGTACAACGTAGGCGTAATGGGAGTGTGACATATTTCACACAGATAAAAAATTATCCTGTACAATCGTTTGCTACTGCTGACATTGTACCTATATCTCTGATATACATTGACAAGATGTTAGAGGTAAACAAACTTAACAGTTGTATCGTTAACACAGTGCACGACAGTATTGTGATCGACGTACACCCCAATGAGAAGGAGAAAGTATTACGGATCATTAGCCGTACTAATGAAGTACTTACGTCACTGGTCAACAAACGATGGAACTTGGACTTCAATGTCCCATTGCTATTAGAAGCAAAGATTGGTCCGAATTGGCTTGACACAAAGGACGTAGCCTGATATAACTATAGCTCTGTTAAAACGAAAAGGAGAAACATATGACACTAGTAGAAACATTTAACACTTCAGACTACAATCAAATGGCAGCAACAATGGGTATGGCTGCTGACAGTAAACCATCACGTGATAGCTCAACGCTTGCACGGTTACGTATTAATCACTCTCCTATCATGGGTGAGCAAGAGGTTAATGGTAAGAAGGTAAAGCTTGAGGTAGTTTCTCGCGGGACATACAAGCTGGAGATTCCAGATGGTCCGACTTACTATGCTGAGTCTGCTACCATTCGTCCATACATGCAACGGTTTATGTACAAGCGGTTTATAATGGGCAACAATTCCACACCCAATCGTTATGTCAAGACTATCATGGCTGATAATCTGAACATTGATCTCAAGGACAATGACGGTGGGTTCAACTGTGGTAAACCTGCAGGTTGGATCGAAGACTTCAAGGCATTACCACAGAAGACACAAGATCTGATTCGCCAGATCAAACGTGTACGTGTAATGTTTGGCACAGTATCACTGGTCAATCCTGTAGATGCCAATGGTAATCCTGTCACGCAAGACTTGGCAGATACCCCATTCATCTGGGAGATTGAAAATC